AGGATCATGCTTTCGACCTCCATGTCACGGTGGAGGGTGAATACTTCCAGTTGCTGCCCGCTGAACAGGACGGCAAGGTCTGCGGTCGGCGTGTCGGTCACGTGCATCTGGACCGCAAGCTGGCAGGCATAGTAAATCGGGATGATGTCAGACCCGGCCTCGCCAAAGTCCTGTTGGTTCTTCCATCGGATGTTCTTCGCATCCACCGGACGCTGGTCGCCATCCGCCCATCGGGCGTCAAGGCTGGCACCGAGTACCTTGACGACCGGACTCTTCAGGAACTCGTAGGGGTTGGCGAAGGTGATCGGGTGGCCCACATGGTCGGCATAGCCCTCCAGGATGGGACGTTCAAGGCGTCGGCCCCAAGCCATCTGAGGGTTGTCGGAGGCCTCGGTCATGCCGCGCTTGTTCAGCCAGACCTGCATCGGGCTGGACCACTTCGACAGGCCGAGAATAGCGGCAACCTCCGTGCCGCCGATGGCCTTCCGGCGCTCCTCCAGCCAGCCGTTGCGGCGCTGCTCCATGGCTTCATCGCTCATCGCCCGCCCCCGCTTTCTTCAGGTCGCCAGGCTTCAGTTTGCCTTTCGCCAGTTTGAGGATCTCGGTAGCGTGGTCCAGTGTCGGCTGGGTCCGTCCCGTCTTCCAGAGGGTCACGGCGCTAGGGTGTACGCCGAGACGTCGGGCGAGAGCCCGCGTCCCGTACGCCTTGATCCAGGCTCCGAATTTGCTGAGTGTTGGTTGGTCCATTCCTGCCTCCATGTTAGCGGCCAGTGTTGGCCGTTGGTCCATGCCTTCAGTTTAGACGCCGTTGATTGCGGCGCAACACTTTGTTCACCGCCGCTCTACACATTGTGATCTTCGTCACACCCCACACGGACACAAGAAAACGCCCGGCCCACGATGAGCCGGGCGCCCACTCCACCCGCGCCGCCGTCACGGCAGGCGGGCAGGTGTTTGGTGCTAGCCGTCCGAACCGCTAGTTTTGGCCCCCGACAAAGGGGGTGTTTGGTGCTAGCCGTCCTCCTTAGAACCGAATGCCGACCCGGATGAACCCGGCCCATGTGGTGCGACCACCCGCCACCAGAGGTTCTCGCACTTGGTAGAGGTCGGCTCCAAGACGGAGGAACCCGGCGTCACGCTCGATCCAGGCGCCGAAGGTTCTGTCGGCAGGGTTCCAGCTTGGCCCTGCTGCCCACTTCATGACCCGCTGGGACACCGCCGCCTCTACAGGTATGTCCACCCCGCCCACGACCTCGCCGTCAGGGCTGGATGCCACCACGCGGCGGGTGCCATCCGGCAGTTGCACGATGGACAGATCCAGCGTCACGGGAGGGCATGGCCTACTTGGTCCCAAAGCAACGGACCCGGAAGTGGGAAGCGAAGCAGGAGGGACGGGCTGGCTTGGCTGCACCACCACCTGGACGATGCGCTCCACCTTCGCGCCCTTGGGCAGCGTCTGAGCTGGCCTCGCGTCCTCCTGCGGCTTGCGCTCCAGCACCAGGCTTCCGTCCTGCTGACGCATCGGCGGGGCATAGATCTCCGGCTTCGGGGTCTTCGGCCTCCACAGCATCCACCCTGTCCCGAGTCCGGCCCCGAAGATCAGAACGCAGGCGATCAGTCCTTTCTGAGCGCCTCTCACGGCTGGTCCCCCTTCGGTGGTTCCGGTGCATTGGACCCCTTCTTGAACAGGCCGCCGGTAATGGCGGTGAGGAAAGCGCTGAGGGCTAGGACCAGGTTCCCGTCCCGTGGGCCCGTGTAGAACCACCACGTCAGCCAACACGCGGCGGCGATGAGGCCCAGGCCATAGGCGGCCAGGTTGACCTCTAGGGTGTGGTCCTGGCTGTCAAAGGCCCGCCCAAGGCCCAGGCGCGGCCTCAACTTCTCCAGCAGATCAGCCAGGCACGTCATGGCGTCACCGTCAGGGTGTCATCGGGGCCGGGTGTGAGATCGTGAATCTTCAGGCGTCCGGCGAAAGGAACCACACAGCAACCCTGGGACTCCTGCCCCCTGCGGGCGGGGTCCAGGCTCGGGCCGTGGATGAAGAAGCCATCACGCCCGAATGTCTCCCCGGTGATCTGGGTCAGGGGCGCCACCATCCGTCCCAGGTGCGGATGGTCCTCCCATGGGCCGATGCGGTAGATACCCTGCGGTAGCGGACCCACGCCGCGTACGTGCTGCATGGCGGGGTTGCACTTGCCCTCCCCGTTCCCGGACCATCCCTGGGCAACGTGTGCGCCGTCATCCAGGGTCACTAGGCCGGTGGACTGACTGAAGTTCAGGTTCATCGGTCACTCCCATATTTCAACGGGCAGTTCTCGGTATGGTACTGAATCTCCATGCGCAGCTCGTTCCTGGTTTCCCGCAGGTCATCCTTGGTGGCATACTCGCGGGCCATCGTGCTATCGAGTTTCGCAACGGTGGTGCTGAGACTTGCAATGGTGGTGTTCAGAGAATCAATGGATAGGCGGAACTGGCCTGCCACACGATCCAAGGCTCGGGTGAAGCTGTCCCGCGCATCTTTCAACGCGGCTTCGTGGTCCAGCCGGTTCTGATTGATCGCCCTCCACAATTTGTCCTTAGAAGTTATCTCCCGCCAAATGAAGGCTGCGAGGGCCGCCCCTAAGACAGCCACCAGTCCGCGCATGGCATAGGTCTCGAAGTCTGTGCCCATGTGTGCCCTCGGTGCTTTCTGCATGGTGCCCTCCACGGGCGATCTAATCCAGGGTCCTTCCAGTTACTAATGTCCTCAGGAAATTCCCAAGGGGTCAAACCCATGCGAATTGTTGTTTGTCATTGTTGACATCCAGATATGTGCCAGACAGATTGTTTGATCCAAAGACGGTGAACCCCGCACCCGAGACCCCTTGTTGGACCCAGAGGGAGTTATTTGCGAATACGGCTCTCTTGGTATAACCAGAGATTTGTGCGTTAGCTAAGAGGCATGCTTCGGGGACAGAAGTTTTGATAGTGCAACCACTTACAGTATATTGCCGGACATTCTGGAACTCAATCTTACGTTCGGTCTCAAGACCCGTGATGAGTGCGCCGTTAATTCCACTCCCCAAAAAGATAACACCTGACGAAGTCCCTCCAGTAATCACAAGCCTAGGGATCTGAGAGCCGCCTTGTGTTGCCACTCCCATACCCGCAGTCTCATTGTTTGCCCAAAAAACATTCCCGCCAATACCTTGAAGTGTTACTTGTCCAGTAAATTTGCTATTGGATACTTTTAGGCCTCCAGTTGGAGCATTTAGAGCACTGCATCCAATAAATATATCATTTGTAAATAAACAATTTTCAATCTTTGTATCTGCCGAATCATAGAGATAAACCGGTCCGTTCAGGAATTGGGTATTTGAAATATTTAGATTCCCCATAAGACCAGACAGATTAGCTAGTTGGATTGCGCTACCGGTGCAGTCAAATGATGAATTGGAAATACTTAATTCTGCGCCCGGGTTATTAGAACCTCTAATTGCATGTTTGGTATACGAGGCAGTCGCAGTCTCGAAAGTCACATTATTAATGGCATATTTAGAATTATTGTAAAGAAACAGTTGGATAGCGGAACTATCTGTTGAAGCCTCTCTTGAGTCACGAGCGATAAGTTTCACATGTGCATTAGTGATAGACCCGCGTAAAGGAGTCTCAAACCACAATGCTCCAGAGGGGTTATTGGAGAAAGCATTAGCATCATCGTGTAGAACGTTAATATTTGCCCATTGAACATCCATATTGCGATCAGCCGCAACAGCCATGGAACAATAGTTATGGCACCAAAAGTCGGATAGAGTAAAATGCCCCCCAGTTACAATGATATTAAAAGCCCCCTGGGGCGCATAATTACTTGCACGAGTAGCAGATGCCCCGTCGACAATATAATTGCTAGGAAGGATTCCGGTATTACTCGTATGAATATTTGTCATTGATGTGGAACCAAGGTTTTGAGATTCCACAAATATATTGGCTTCGGAACAGTGTCTAACTTCAAATACATCATAACTGCACCCATCTGCGAAAAGACCATCCACTGTTACCTTTCCACTGGTCTCGACATAAACCCCATGGATACCGAAAACATTATTGATGGTGAGATTCCTGAAACTTACATTCTTGGTGGAAGCAACTATATATAAAGCGCCAATAAGAGTGGGCAGAATAGTATTAACCCCGCCAAATGAGCCTGTCTTGGTCCATGGTTCAACCCCAGATCCCTTGAGAACATCTCTCTTGCCATCAATGCTTATATTTTCAAAAGAATAATTGACGGCTCCCGTTGGGTTGAGAGTGAATTGATTACTATAACTTAGATTCTGAATAAAGTTAAAATTCTTTAGATTCTGATCGACGGTAGGCGTCCAGGTAATTAGCCCACGTAACAAGTAAGTTTTATTCAAACCATCGGCAACACAAGGGTTTGAACTGATATAGGTCAAGAACTTGATGAAATTGGCGGTGTCATCCGTGACCCCGTCACCCACGCAGCCAAAATCAGTTGGAGATACTTGATCCTTCAACTTTGAGCTGAGCGTCCTAGCCACCGCTCCCGTGAACGGGGCCCGGTACCCCACCATATCTGTGCCCTGACCGGGGCCGGTGGCAGCAAGGGGGGCGAGGCTGGACACGCCCATATCGCCCTTCTGTATGAGTCTGACGACGAATGGGGATGGGTAATTGATAACAGCAGTAATGGTGGATGGGAGGCTCATTGCACCACCTCGGGCGTGATGACTGCATACCCTTCAAGAACTCGCGTGATGTTCCCGCTAGTCCAATTGCTGTCGGTGATCTCTAGGCTGTATGGGGCCTTGTAGCCCGTCTTGACGACCTGGTTCCCAGCGCCGTCGAAAGCAACAAAGGTGGGAACCAGAGACGGGTCCAAAGCCGCGATGGAGATGGCCTTCGTCTGTGCAGCCGTTGCTGCGAGGGTGATGGTACCTGCGGTGCCGCCCATGGTGATCCCTCCCAGCCCCGCACTGTCGAGAGATAACACCGGGGAGGCGTCCCCGATATGTCCCCTCACCTGGAACTTGGCAGAGTAGCCAGTCAGATCGACGTTGGCCCCCGTGGAATCTTGCAGGTTAACCACGAGGTTCAGGTTTGCGCCGATCTCGATAAGAAGGTTGGATTGCGCGGCTGGCATGGTGCCCTCCTATGTGGCAACGATTCCGAAGGCTTTCAATTTGGTTTCTAACAGTACCACCTTGTCGATGAGCGCATTGATTATGCCCTGTTCCGTGGTCGTGTAAGTCGAACCGCAATGGGTGGAAGCGAGGGTGGCACCCATGCCAGTCTGAGCGAGGGTATAGGTGAAATTCCCGGCGCCATCATTCTTCAGCCAGCCAGCAGCATTGGCTAGAGCCCCAAAGTGACTCACATTCGTTGGGAGGGCAGCTCCGCCGATTACATCCGTTAGGGTTCGTGTGACCGATGATGACGTTGAAGTCGTGCCCCAGTCTGAGTTAGGCATAGATGGCCCTCACGGCTGCATTCACATTGGTTAGGCTTGCGGGTGGCGCGAATGATTTAATACAACGGCGAACAGATGGATCAACCCTTACAGGTGCAAACAGATAAGTAGAAGTGTCGTTTGCATCCGAGCCGGTATATGCGACCACATCGAACCCGATGATCTGGCTTTCAAGGGGAACGGGGAACAGCCAGTTAATGTCGGCCCACCTGGGGTCCACGATGGCCGGCCCTCCAGTTGATCCACCGGTTGAACTGGTGCAGCCGGTTTCACCATCGTCAATAAGGACGTTAATCATTGCTGGCTCCTACGAGGTTGGTTTGGTGGTAGTGATGACGATAGTGACGCCGTATGGAGCTGGGCGGCCTTGTAATTCAGACGTGAAGGTATAGGCCGTCTCTTCGCTTATTTGCCTCAGCCCGCCGCCCCATTGGTTGTACGAGACGAGCTTCACATAGAACGGAACGCCAACCTGCGCCGCCGGGATGGCGCAGCGGAAAACGTTGGAATCGCACTTCACCCAGTTCGCGCCGGACGCATGGCTTCCTGGTGAGGTACCGTAGAGCCCACGGTAGAGGCCCGTGAGGTCGTAGGCATTCGTTCCCGTGAGCGTGGCAGTCTGGAAGCTAATCATCTCCCCGTCCACCCAGAGCAGATTCAGACCCGCCGCCGCGCTGGCATTGTCCATACTGGAGAGCATGCCGCCGTTGGGTATGGCGACGGAGAGGGTGTTGATATTGTCCTGGTCCGTCCCACCAGTATAGGCCGCTAATGGGGCGGTGAGGGTGCCATATCGGCACGGGTTGGTGATGTAACCCGCCTTGGCATAGGTCGTCCCCGTTGCACTGGCCCAGACCTCGCATCCGCCCCATATCGGTCCACCAGCCGTCGCAAGTGTGACCTCCGGGCCGCCACTCTGCGACCAGAGGGCGGGGCTGTCGAAGATGACCGGAGCAGCCGCCGGACCAGGGTCAGCGTTCACATTTGGAGACGTTCCAGATGGCGTCTGGACCGTGTAGGCCGTGGCGGTGGCTACGCCGAAGGGCCACTCTTCAGCGGTGATGGTGATGCCGTTCTCTTCGCTGCTCTCATCGGGGATGTCAATGCTGAGGATGCGGACGACCTTGCACACGAAGCCGATGATGGGGTCCGTGAGGGTCACAAGATCCATCGGCTCCAGCAGGAAATAGCGCCAGCCAAGGCTGAAGGTGTATTGGTTCCGAACATAGACGTTCCGCTGGGCCTTGATGGTGCTGATGGTCTGCGCCACGCTGGCCCTGGTAATCATGTGGAGGCTGAGGGGCTGGGCCTTCTTCAGCCCGTTGACGGCCACGTCCGTCGGCTCGGGCACGTCTATCACGCTCACGTTGTAGCCCGTCAGTCGGTCCCAGTACTCGACCGGCACGGAGTTGTAAACGTCCTGATTCGAGACACGGCTGATGGTGATGGGACTCTTGCCGGTGGCCTTCCCGTCCTTCCCTATCACGCCAAGGAAGTCGTCATAGGTCAGGTCGTAGAGCGGGGTCGTGTTGGGCGTGTAAGTGGCGCCGTTGGCAGTGATAGGTGAGTCACCGTAGGGGACCACGTTCAGCATCATAGACGCCGCCCCGGAATGCCAAACCGTCTCGCTGTTCGTGGCGTCGAGGATGTCTTGGAGGTGGGACCGCATCGGTTTCTGAGTGTTGAATGCGGGAGACAGAACGATCCCCGCCGCCTGGCAATAGGTGGCATAGCTAGCCGCGCCAGTCACCAGGTCGCCAATCTTCGCCGCGTCCCATGTGGCGCCGTAGTATGCGTTGGAGAGGGCGTCCACCACGATGTCCGAGGGCTTCGCATCATAGGCGGCATGGGCGGCTGGGTCTTGCTGGGTGGCGGCTAGGGCGATGATCTCGAAGGAGTGGTTCTTCATGGCGCCGGATGAACCAAGGTCCACAGCAGCATTGCAGACTAGGGTCATGCCGCTATATCCGCAGGCGAAGGTTGGGTGGTTCGAGGTCAGGTAGCTCCAGGGCGTTTGAGTACGGGTTCCAGAAAGGAAGGTGAAGCCGAACCCGGACAGACTCCCGAGGTCTTTATCCCGCCAGACCTGGTTGATGCTGGTGACGGGGCCCTCGCAGAGCGCCAGAATGATGCAGGCCGTGTAGGTGTAGGTGGTGCTGGTCTGGGTGCTCCCGCCACCCCCCTTGCCAACGGTGGTGCTGGTCGTATGCGGGATTGCCGTGAAGTCGGCGTAATAGATCAGGTTCCCAGGAACGCGGGTAGTCCCGTAGACAACGGGGATGACGCCGCCATAGCTGGATGTCTGGAGCTGCATCCCGGCTAGGACTTGCTCCGAGGTGCTGGTGCTGTGTCCACCACCAAACAGTCCGCTCATCAGACACCTCCCCAGGGCGACCAGAACCCAGCCTGAGCCTCGCGTAGGACGGTGTTCCGCTCTCCCTCGTCCAGCACCACGCCCAGCCGGATGTAGGCATGGATGATCTGAGGCCAGGCGATCACGATGGCGCCATGACTGATGCACCTGCCGAAGCGATAGAGCACGATGTCACCCGGCAGTCCTACCTCCACTTGGTGGGCATGGGCCGCCACCAAGCCGAGATACCGTTCACCATCCTGGTGCATGTGCCAGTCGGGGGGGTATTCATCGGGGACCACGCGGGGCATG